ATAAGCCCAGGACGTGGTTTAGGCACCTTTCTCTGAAAGGTTTACCTATTGTACTTAGTACACCAGTTCTACGGTTTTATCCTGTCGACAGACAATACTCCATGGTAGCGGGTCTGTTTGGTCTGGATCTCATCAAAGATCCATTCGGGGGGTTCTCCTTCTGAGAAGTAGACCATGTCCTCAAAGGCCATGGCCCCCGAATCCTCGATGACCTCGTAGTCTTGGACGTCAAGTTCATCAAGGCGACCAAACAAATAGAAGGCTGGTGGGAAGAGATATACTTGGTATTCTCTTCCCCTTGCTTCGCCTAGTCTAACTAGGTCAGCAGCCAACCGTCTATCCCGGCTAACCAGAACCAGGTTCTTTTGAGCAGGTAAGGAACGGGTGAAACTTTCTTTTATAATGGAATCTGATTCCACACAAAGATTCAGCCTTTCCTTCAACACATAGGGTAAGTCCGTCCTTCTAAGAAGGTTTTGGAAAATATCCTCGGCAATTTCATCTAAGATGCTGCCTGTGTTGAGCTCTAACCACTTCACCAAAGTGTCTTGGACACTTAGGGGCTTAGGATTAAATTCTAAGCCAAGGTTCATGTAGTCAAATCGCGGCGCGAGGTCGGCCCTTACCAAGTAAGGGTCCTCATTCCGCCAGGAAAATCCTGGATTTCCCCAATGGCTAATGAACCTTTGAAGGTTGGTATATGGAACGGATGACTTCCCTGTACTTAGTACAGGCTTTTCAGCGGCCAAGACCGGAAGTTCTTCCACCGGTACCCCCTTAAAGATCTCCGTATAATACGCAGTCTTTACGAGGCGGAACAGAGTAGTTGTGGGGGGTTCTAAGAACCCCCGCACTCCTAAGGAGCGCAGAGATGAATTTGATTCATCTATCTCCACAACAATCTCTGGTGGTAATAAGGTTTTAAACTTATTTACCGCCGGCATCCATGCACCAAACTTGGTTACAACCTGGTTTAGAGTATCACTTCTCACTAGCTTCATACCTAGTCTATGCCTCATAAGCTCGGAGATCCTATAATAGGTCTCAAATTTGTCACGAGACTTAGTCTCAATGACTCTTTCTAAGAAAGACGAGCTAGAGGGATAAGACCCATCCCCGCCAATTTCAGCTGGTATGTAATCTGAGATTACATCCCCATCTCTCCTAAGGAGGATGTGTTGGAAGAGCTGAGCTCTTTCATACAAGCGGATTTGGCTTGGATGGGTGTTGTGCACCCACCGTGCTTCCTTACCAAGTAAGGAGTACTTTCCTAAGGAAATAGTACTGAAACCTTGGGTTTCAACCTGCACGGGAAGCAGGAGCCTAATTCTCGGGCAGTCAATGTAGACAATCTTAGATTGTCCACGTTTCATTGCTACAACTGGCAATTCAGTTGTGTCCTTAGGACACAATGCCAGTTCTTCGCAATAGAACATACATCTCTTAGAGATGTATGTGTCTGCCACCGAAATTAGACCTCCTGTTTCGGATACACAACCTAGGTATGTGTGGAGCTGTTCCTCGTTTGCGACTCCGATGAAATCATCACCTACTACTGAGTAGGTGCTCACTCCCGCTTGGCGGGCACAGATTTTCTGTGCAAAAGTGAGTATCGGTTTCGTCATGAAGTCTCCCATGAAAATACCTCTGAGTGACTTAGTCATCTCAGCATATGAGTAGCACGGGTAGGTGTCTAAGACACCCCCACGGTAGGTTTTTAAAACATACCGCTCACTCGTATGTAGGGTCATGCATAATCGCATGAAACCTAAGGGAAAGTCAGGGATCTTCGAAAGGTGCCGTAAGATAGCCTCCCAAATTCGCTTAGCGAATACACGGGAGTGGTGGTCAGTGGCCTCAGACCAGTCAGTACTTAGTACTGGCTTGCCTTTGACCTTTTCCCACACAGTATCTTGCGGGTGCAGAACTTTCAAAAAGTTCCACAAGTGCCTATCTTTAGTCATTCCGGACCTGGTCCGGTAATCATGTTTTAAACATGGACTAATAAGATGGTTGGCAACACCTAACATTCGAGAAACGGCCCAAGGCGAGATTGTAATTACCCTTGATTTAGAGGGTTCTTTGATTACATGTGTCGTGGCTAGCTTAGCTAGCCCCGGGTTGTTTAACACCCAGTCGATACAGTAATCTAGGGTGTCCTTAGGACCCCTAATCCTCCTGTTACAAGGGGTAGGTTCCAGTGTGACCAAGTCATACTGCCTTACAATCTTGCGCTCCTGAACAACACGCGATAATTCTCGTGTGTGGCCCCCATCAACCTGGCGCTGCTCCAAGCAGGCCTTAGGCCCGGCTGAGAGCTTTGCCATGATGCCGTTGCATGTTCGAACGCACTTAGTACATTCATCAATGGACTCAGCGTAGGGATCTAGCACTCTCCTGACTAAGTCAGGGGTGGACACAGACCTGTGGAACTTGCTAAGCGAGTCCTCAGACATCTGGTTGTCAGCTAGTCCCGTCGCTCTTGTTTGAGTCCAAAGTGCAACGTGGGTGGCCATGTCGTGTTTTGACCAGGTATCTTGGATACCTTGTCGGTAGTACTTTAGATAAGTACCCATGTCTATGAACTGCCGTAAGTCCTCTTGGAGGGCAAACGACTTTCGTATCATTTTTTTGACGCCTTTG